AAGATGGAGCAGCAGCATCTTTAGAAGAATTTTATGGAATCTATAATAATGTAAAACAACTAGATGTTGGTTCCATAAAAGTACAGAGGCCCCAATCAGAATTTTCTGATGGGCCTCCGTGCATAGAGCTTATGGCAGCAAATGGGGTAGAAGAAGGTGGAAGAGATAATGCATTATTTCATTATACTGTTTATGCTAAAAATAAATGGCCATCAGGTTGGCAAGGGAAAATATCTTTATTTAATGAAAAATATGTTAAGCCACCATATGATGATGCGGGTTTAAATAGAATTATTAAACAACATGAAAAGAAAGATTGGGGTTATAAATGCAATGATATTCCTATGTGTAATCTATGTGATAAAAAATTATGTAGAAGTAGAAAATTAGGAATAGGAGAAGAAATTGTATTTCCTGCACTAACGGATTTACAAAAAATTAAATTAGAAAAACCATATTATTATTTAAATGTAGATGGACAAAGATTACATTTAGAAAATGTAAAATATTTAAAACAACAAAGTTTATTCCAGGAAGCTGTTATGGAACAACTAGATTTTATGGTTCCAACAATTAAACCAAGAGATTGGATAAGTATAATTAATCCATTAATGAAGAATCACGAACCTGTTGAACCACCTGAAGGTGTAGCAACAACAGATCAATTACAAAATCATTTAGAAGAGTTTTGTTTAAATAGACATATAGGTACTGAAATGAGCGATCTTAAACGTGGTGGTGTATGGACTAACGAAGGATATCATCATTTCATATTCAGTAAATTTTATAATCAATTCTTAATCAGACAAAGATGGGATGTAAATTATTCTAGAACTGCACAAATGTTAAAAGAAGTTTGTAATTGTGAGGATAAAAGAATTGGTAAAGATAAAATATCAGTATTTAGAGTAAAACAATTTGATTTAAAAGAAGAAGAGTATTCTCAAAAAGAACTTAAACCGAAAGATGTATTCTAATGAAAATAAGATGTTTTATAGAAAGCTGTATTGATGTGGGCAGTGGCTTAGTTTTAGCCATTCTCATCCAATTGTATATTTTTCCATTCTTTAGGCTGTATCCATCTATTTTAGATAGTTTAGGAATTGCATTAATATTTACTGCAGTTTCAATTATTAGATCATCAATCTGGAGACATTTTTTTAGGAGATATAGATGAAAACAATAGTATTAGGACCACCAGGTACAGGAAAAACAACTACTTTATTAAATAAGGTAGATAGTTATTTAAAAGAAACAGATCCAGATAGAGTTGGCTACTTTGCTTTCACGCAAAAAGCTGCATATCATGCCAGAGACGAAGCAATCAAAAAATTTAATCTTACAGAAGATGATCTTCCATATTTTAGAACTTTACACTCACTAGCATTTCAAAAACTTGGACTTAAAAAAGATCAAGTAATGCAACCAAGACATTATAAAGACCTTGGAAAAAAGTTAGGATTTCCAGTAGCTTATGCTGAACACCAAGAAGACCATGGATTTTTTACATCTGATAGTGAGTATTTACAAATAATTAATTTAGCAAAACTTAGAAATATAACTCCCGATCAACAGTATGAACTTCAAGAACATACTCAAGATTTAGAAAGAAATAAACTTACTATTATATCTAATGAATTAGAGAGATATAAAAAAGAATATGGTCTCATAGATTTTAATGACATGATTCTAAATTTTATTAAGTCTGATTTATCCCCCAAATTTGATGTCATCTTTATTGATGAAGCTCAAGATTTATCTTCAATGCAATGGGATATGACAAAAACTATTTGGAATAAAACAGAAGATACTTTTATTGCGGGTGATGATGATCAGGCTATTTTTAAATGGGCTGGTGCTGATGTAGATTCTTTCATAGCTTTACAAAATCAAATGATAAATCTTCCACTTATTCAATCACATCGAATACCAATGAAAGTTCATAGACTTGCTATGGGTATAATAAATAGAATTAGAAATAGAATAGATAAAAACTGGAAACCTAAAACTAATGAAGGAAGTTTACACAGACATTTTGATGTAGAATCAATTAACATGTCCTCTGGAGATTGGTTAATATTATCTAGAACTAAATATATGTTAAAAGAAATAGAAGATACTTTGTATCGTAAAGGATTATATTATGAAAATAGATATAAAAAAAGCTATGAGAAAGATATGCAAGAAGCAGTTACGGACTGGGAACATTTAAGACAAGGACAACTATTGTCTTATAAACAAGTTGAAAAGATTTATAGTTACATGAATCCTGAACACGCAGATAAGAATAAGTTAAAAGGAATGGTAAAAGAATCATTCTATGGCATTGATCTATTGACCAAGGACCACGGATTAAAAACTAACAAAGTTTGGTTTGAAGCTTTTAATGAAGCAGGTCAACAACGAGTAAATTATTTAAGAAAAATGAGAGCTAATGGTGAGAGATTAAATAAACCACCAAGAATAAAATTGTCTACGATTCATGCCGCTAAAGGTGGTGAATGTGAAAATGTTGTGTTGTTAACCGATCAAACAAGAACAACCATGAATACATATGAAAAGAATCCTGATGATGAGAATAGATTATACTATGTAGGTGCAACACGAACAAAAGAAAACCTACATATAATAGAACCAAAACAACCAGATAAAGGATTTATAATATGAAAGATATATATAAAAAACAGGTGGGAGGAACCCACTACAAATCTATGGTTATTCAACCATCAGAATTTATAAATAAAAACAATCTCCCGTTTGCAGAGGGAAATGCGATTAAATATTTATGCAGACACAAGCAGAAAAATCAAAAACAAGATTTGGAGAAAGCAATTCATTATTGTCAAATGGCAATTGAACGAGACTATCCGGATAATCAAGAAACAATAACCATAAAGGAGCAACAATGATACAAGTACCACTATTTAAACCACAAACTGAATGGCTACCGCCAGAAGAATTTCCAGATCTCTCAAAATATAATGAGATCGCAATAGATTTAGAAACAAAAGATCCAGACTTAACTAAAATGGGATCAGGATCAATAGCCAAAAACGGTGAAGTTGTTGGAATAGCTGTCGCTGTTAAAGACTGGTCTGGTTATTACCCAATTGCTCACGAAGGTGGTGGTAATTTAGATCGTAAAAAAGTTTTAAAATGGTTTCAAGGTGTGTTGAGCACTCCTGCCATGAAAATATTTCACAACTCCATGTACGACGTATGTTGGATAAGAGCGCTCGGTTTAAGTGTTAACGGAAGAATTGTTGACACGATGATTGCATCGGCCATAGTTGATGAGAATCAAATGCGTTATGACTTAAACAACTGTGCTAAACGATACACTGGAAAAGGAAAGAATGAAACAGATTTATATCAAGCTGCAAAGGATTGGGGGGTTGACGCGAAGGCAGAAATGTATAGACTACCTGCCATTTATGTTGGCGCATATGCAGAAAAAGACGCTGAGATAACTTATGAACTTTGGCAAGAATTAAAGAAAGAAATTATTAGCCAAGATTTAAATTCTATCTTCCAATTAGAGACTGACTTATTTCCATGCCTCGTTGATATGCGTTTCTTAGGAGTTCGTGTAGATATTGAAGGAGCACACAAATTAAAAGAAGAATTAAGTAAAGAAGAAAAAAGCTCACTGCTCCAAGTAAAAAAAGAAACAGGAGTAGATGTTCAAATATGGGCTGCAAGAAGCATTGCCCAAGTTTTTGAAAAGTTAGGTTTGCCTTTCGATAGAACTGAAAAAACACAAGCACCTTCCTTTACTAAAAACTTTTTACAGAATCACGCCCACCCACTCGTGAAACGAATAGCCCGAGCCAGAGAAATAAATAAGGCTCATACCACATTTATTGATACCATAATAAAACATAATCATAAAGGAAGAATACATGCTGAAATTAACCAACTAAGAGGAGATAATGGAGGAACGGTAACAGGAAGGTTTTCTTATTCTAATCCTAATTTACAACAGATACCAGCCAGAGACAAAGAAATAGGACCTAAGATTAGGTCATTATTTATACCCGAGGAAGGCCATACATGGGGTTGTTTTGACTATTCTCAGCAAGAGCCTAGGTTGGTAGTGCATTATGCTGCTTTACAGAATCTCTATGGAGTGAACGAAGTATTGGAAGCGTATCGTTCTGGAGATGCTGATTTCCATACTATCGTCGCTGACATGGCAGAGATACCTAGATCACAGGCCAAGACAATTAATCTTGGTCTGTTCTATGGTATGGGAAAAAATAAATTACAAGCTGAACTTGGAGTATCTAAAGATAAAGCTGAAGATTTATTTAAACAGTATCATAATAAAGTACCGTTCGTAAAACAATTGATGGACAATGTTATGTATAGAGCACAGGACTCTGGTAAGATTAGAACTTTACTTGGTCGACTTTGTCGGTTCCATTTATGGGAACCAAATCAATTTGGAATTCATAAGGCATTGCCTCATGAACAAGCGCTCGCGGAACACGGACCAGGGATCAAGAGAGCATACACTTACAAAGCTTTGAATAAATTAATTCAAGGATCAGCAGCTGACATGACAAAGAAAGCAATGTTAGAACTTTATAAAGAAAAAATAACTCCGCATATACAAGTACATGATGAATTAGATATATCTGTTAATAATAATGCTGACAAAATAAAAGAGATAATGGAAAGTGCTGTTTCACTTGAAGTTCCTAATAAAGTAGACTATGAATCCGGGCCAAATTGGGGTACAATAGAATAAAAAAATAGGAGTATATTATGGAAAAAATAATACATGAAGCTAAAAAATTATGGACTTTAGCTATAACTAATAAAAAAGCTACGGCTATAGTTATAGTTGCTGTTATAATTATATATCACTTAGTTACAAAATAATTTATTATGCATGGCCTATCTAAATGTAAATACACCTGCAACCTATGCGCAGATTAAAAGAGAGTATCTCTATGATCTTAAAAAACATTATGGAGAAGTTGAAGACTGTATTATATTTGGCCTCGCATCTATTACAGGACGTCCGATACTATTTCACGCTATTATGGAAAACGGTGCAGTATTTTACCGCCTACCAATTAGCGCGTTTATTCAACGGGGTTTCGAAGTCAAAGACGTACCACGAAGACGACTTGATGAACTTCAGCTTTGGAATTGTTTTAGCTATTATCCTGCTGTCACTTCTTATGATATTCTAGACGGTCAGTCTGGAAAATATTGGGGTAAGGATAAGAAATGGCATGAAGGAAAATATATTTTTACTGTTGACTGGGCCCATCCAGAAAGTAATATAATAGATACAGATCATTCGGAAATATCACATGAACACAAGTGTGCACATGTATTGGCATTAGAAAATGGCAATTATGCGGCGCAACCTAACAATAGAATTATATGGCATATACCTTCATTTACTGTTAAAGATGAAGTTCCATGGGATTGGAGAGTACAGACCTCCGATTGGAATGTTGAGGACAAAAATAAATGGGTGACAGAAGATTCGGATAGATTCTTTTATGATATTAAGGAGAAAAAAGATGATTAAAAAAATTAAAAAAATAATTTGCTGGCCTTTTAAAAAAGCACTTGACTGGTTAGCAAGTGGATTGCCCAAAGGAAAATAATGGCTAAATGCACTAAATGTTTTCACAATTGTCATTGTAGCGGAGAACTACATGCAGATGAGTATGGTACATGTGGTTGTAAAGATTGTGAATGTATAAATAAACAAGATAGAGCACACGACGCAACTCATAAGACTAATAATCATAAAGATGATGTATGTGTGGTAGATGACACTGGAGAGTGCGAAAGCTGTCAATGAGGATATTAAAAACACTAGCAAGTGCTGGACTTATTCTTACATTCATCACAGGGATTTGGTTTATTGATGATAGATATGTAGATGCTAAAGATTTAAATAATTTAAAAGATCAAATTAATCTTAGAATAGATACATACGAGTATAGAGAATTAACTAAACAATATTATGAACTTAAAAAACTTGTAAGAGAAAACCCAGATAGTCAAGAATTAAAAGAGCAATTAAAAGAAGTAGAAAAGGAACGAGCTGACCTTAAAAAAAGAATAGACGCTAAATTAGAATAAAAATGATAAACAATAAATCAGGGCTACTATCAGGAAATCCAGTTTATAAACCATTTAAATACCCATGGTGCTATGATGCGTGGTTAACGCAGCAAAGGATTCACTGGTTACCTGAAGAGGTGCCTATGTCTGATGACGTACAGGACTGGGCTAAGAAAATTACACCAGGAGAAAGAAATCTATTAATGCAGATCTTTAGATTCTTTACCCAGGCCGATGTTGAAGTTAATAACTACTACATGGGACATTGCATGCATGTATTCAAACCAACAGAAGTTAAAATGATGTTATCAGTATTTTCTGCCATGGAGACAGTACATGTTGCAGCCTATTCTCATTTACTAGATACAATAGGTCTTCCTGAATCCGAATACTCAGAGTTCTTAAAAATTAAACCTATGAAAGATAAATATGATTATTTAAATAAACAAACTTCACACACACTTCATGATATTGCAAGAACAGTTGCTATCTTTAGTGCTTTTACTGAAGGTGTACAATTATTTGCAAGCTTTGCAATTCTTTTAAATTTCCCAAGACATAATAAAATGAAAGGTATGGGCCAGATTATAACTTGGTCTGTAAGAGATGAGACGTTACATTGTAATTCAATGATTCGGTTGTTTAATGAATTAATAAAAGAAAATCCTGGTCTATTAACTGATAAGTTAAGAGAAGAAATTTATGAAGCATGTAAAATTGCTGTAGGTCAAGAAGATGCTTTTATTGATTTAGCTTTTGAGATGGGTCCATTAGAAGAATTAACTGCTCATGACGTCAAACAATATATTAGATGGATTGCAAACAGAAGATTAGAACAATTGGGATTTAAAAAAGCATATAAGGTGGATAAAAATCCTTTAACATGGTTAGATTCCATATTAAATGCGGTTGAACATATGAATTTCTTCGAAGGAAGATCAACTGAATATTCTAAAGCATCAACTCAGGGCACCTGGGCTGAAGCATTTGAAGAATTGTCTTCTCCTTATTATAATATGTTAGAGAAAAATAAAATTGTTGGTGAAAAGGAGTTTTTTAAACCAAATGAGTGATTGTGAAGATAAACAGGCAGCAGCTGATGCTAGTTATGAGGATGAAGTTTCTTCTAGAAGAACTGTAACTATACCTTTAAGGGAATACGACGAATTAAAATCTGAACAACACTTTATTAAGGATAAGGCTCTTATAGATATTGTTGACAATATCGAAAGACTAGTTAGAGCATTACGAAAACACATTATAAGAAAATGACATTAAAAATTTCAGACGAAGCAAAAGTTCAAATGCCGATGAAAACAGTAGCGAGTTTAATCGCTCTCGTTGCGATCGGGACCTGGGCTTTTTTTGGCATTCAAGAAAAATTAAATACACACTCAACCCAATTACAAATTATGGAGAAGGATCTTACAGAGAATACGGAGTTTAGAATAAAATGGCCCCGTGGACTTTTGGGGAGTCTTCCTGCTGATTCAGAACAATTTATGCTCATCGAACATATGAGTGGGCAAGTAGAAAAAATAGAAACAGCGATGCAGGATATGATGTCAAATACTGTAAACA